CCCACTCCACCGGCGGCTCCGCCGGCGGCGGCGAGTGACCGACCCTTCTCCACGGCCCGCATCCGCACAGGGTGCGGGCCGCACCCGGTAAACCAACCACCTACTCACGTTAAGGACAACAACTCATGGGCACTAAGCAGAACAGCAAGAACGTGACCTTCTCGAAGCCGTTCGCGGACGCCGACCGCTCCGGCTACATCTGGGTCGCACCCACCGGCACCGCGCTCCCGACCGACGCGACCACCGACCTCGCGGCCGCCTACGTCGGCCTCGGCTACATCTCCGAGGACGGCCTCACCGAACCCGCCGCGCTCGAACTCGCGGACGGCATCGTCGCCGCGGGCGGCGACACCGTGGCGCAGGGCGACCCGACCTTCAACAAGACGTGGACGGGCACCTGCATCGAGGCGCTGAACCTCGACATGCTCAAGACCGCCTACGGCACCGCCAACGTGACCGGCACCGATGACAAGTTCTCCTACGAGGAGAAGGCCATCACCCCGGAGCATCACGTCATCGTCGTGGACGAACTCCTGTCCGGCAACCGTCGCCGCCGTTCCGTCATGGCCGATGCGACGTTCGTCATCACCGGCGACATCACCCACGTCCACACCGACCTGATGGGCTTCGAGTTCACCATCAACGCCTACCCGTCCACCGAGCTGAACGGCGCGGCGCAGAAGGTGTACGTCGCCACCATCACAGAGCCCGGCGGCGGCGGCGGCGAGTGACATAATCCTTCCACGCCCGCGTTTTCGGGTCGCGGGCGTGGAACCACCAACCGAACCCGAAACCCAACCCGAAAGGAAAACCCGAAATGGCACGCAAGACCACCGAACAGGCCACCGTCGAAAACGACGAGGACATCCTCGACTTCGAAACCGACTTCGCCAAGGACGGCGGTGAGGCATTGGGCAAGCTTCTCCGCTCCCACAAGTTCCAGACCCTCGTCCACTCCGACAAGGGCGACGACAGCGTGGAAATGCTGTGGACAATCAGCCAGTTCATCGAAACCACGCTCACCCCCGAAGGTGCCGAGAAACTGTTCGCCAAGTACGACGACATCATCGACGCATTCAACTACCTGTCAAAAAAAGTCTCGACTCTTACGGCGTCGGATACGGACGACTAGCCTTAGCGCTCTGCCCGGACGACTGGGATGCGGAAACGTTGAAAACCTTCGCATCCCAGTACGGCCCTCCCGGACAGTACACGCTCGTCCAACGCGCCAAACTGTTGAGGACATACGGGACGGTCAGCGTCCTGTTGGACATCGTCCAGCAGAGCGTATTGGCCCCGTATACGAAGAAGAACAATCCACCGGAAAGCGTCCTCCCCGAAGAGGAGAACGAGAAGCCGAGGATGTCCGAGGAGCATCGACGCCAATTCGATGAGATGCTCGGCATCCGTCATCACGGCGGGAAAGGATAGAGCAACATGGCGGGCAATGCCATCGCAACAGCATGGATTCAGGTGCTTCCATCACTGGACGGCCTACAGGCCGCGCTGGTGAAGCAGAGCGCCGGAGCCGTACTCACACCGAAGGTGATGCCCGCCGCCTCGTCCGGCAAACTGTTCTCCACTGCGGGCACTGCGTTCGCCGGACTGTTCAACAACAATTTCGGCAAGGTCACGCAGACCGGCCTCGCGGGAGCGTTCCAGCGCGGTTTGGGTCGTATCACCGGCCAGTTCCAGTCGCTCGGCAAGAGCAGCGCCAGCTCGTTCGCCACCGGGTTCAGCGGCTACATTGGTGCGGGCGGCCTCGGCACGTATCTGCGACTTGGCGCTACGGGCGCGGCCATCGGCGTCCTGTCCAGCACGGTCGGCAAGCTGGGCGGCCAGATTGTCGGCATCGGCAACGCTTGGGGCCGGACGAACGCGATGATTCAGAACGCGGTCGGTGACACCGCCGACTGGCGCGACATGCTCGGCCAGACCCTTGATAGCGCGAACGACATCGGCGTGACCGTGCAGGAGCTGGCCGAAAGCTCCGCCCGACTGGTCACGCTCGCCCCCGCCACCATCCCCGACTACGAGACGGCGGTCGAGTTCAGCTCGCTCCTGTCGAAGAACATGATTGCCACTGGAGCCTCCACGCAGGAGGCGAACGCGGCCATGCGTCAGGTCACTCAGGCGCTCGGCAAGGGCGTCGTGAACGGCGACGAGCTGACCTCCATCATGGAGAACGCGCCGCAAATCGCCGCTTATCTGGCCGACGAGCTGAACGTGAGCGTGGGCGAACTGAAGCAGCTCGGCAAGGAAGGCAAAATCAGCGGCGACGCTTTGAAGAACGCCGTCCTGAACAATGCGGACGCCATCAACGAGGCGTTCGAGAAAATGCCCATCACCGCCGACCGCGCCTTCAACCAGATTACGAACGACATCCAAGTGTCGATGAGCGAAGCCGCCATTGCCATCAGCGAGAACCTCGGCAACGGCCTGCGCGCCATCAGCTCGACGGGTATCGCGGACAGCATCGGCAACGGATTGGCCGGACTCATCCCCCTGACGGAGAGCGTCGGCAACGCGATGAAGAACATCGCGGAACAGTTCGCGCCCGCCATCAGCGAAGCGTTCAGCTCCGACAATATCAGTGGCGTCCTCCAGCCGTTGACCGACATGTTCGACAAACTCTCGAAGATGAGCTTCGAGGAGATGGCGAACGGCCTCCAGCAGTTCGGAGCCATCGCCACCATCGCGTTCGTCGGCATGAGCGGCGGCGTGGACGGCCTCATCGGACGCATCCCATTGGTCGGCCGCGCCCTGTTGGGTGCGAAGAACGCGATGAGCGACCTGATGGGCGCGGGCGGCGCGGCGTTCGGGGAAATCCTCAACGCGACCGGCAAGGGCGTGAGCGGACTCGGCCAGTTCATCGAAAAACTGTCGTCCACGTTCGACAACCTCGACAAGGTGAACCGTGCGACCACCGAATTCCATGAGGCGGTCGAAGGCATGGACTTCAGCGGCCTCGGCTCCGCCGGTGACGGCATCCGACAGGTCGTGGACGAGCTGAATCAGGGCAAAATCAGCGTGAAGGACGCCGTCAAGCAGATTAACGACGGCCTGTCCGACGTGGACACGTCGAAACTCCCGAAGGGTTTCGAAACCGCGTTCGAGAAGATTCAGAACATCGCCGCCTCGCAAGGCAACGGCGTGGTCAACAATGTCCGCAACATGATGACCCGCGTGGGCAGCATCATCGGGGAACTGTCGGCAACGGCTGGCGCGTTGAAACTCGACGTGCAGTTGAAGGAGGGCACCGACCGTCAGGCGGCGGCCGAACTCCGCAGCCTCATGACCCGGCTCACGTCCGAACTGACAGGCATCCGAATCCCTGACTTCCTCAGCCCGTATATCGGGTCGATGGTCGCGACGAGCGTGAACGAAATCAACGCCATCGTCACCGCCGCCCGTAACGTGGGCGCGAAGGTCGGTTCGCTGATTGGTACGGGGTTGAACCGTGTCGGCATCAACACGTCCGGCATTCGCGGCGCGTTCGGCGTCATCGTGAATCAGGCGAAGGCGACCGGCAATGAGATTCGTGACGCTTTGAGCGGCAGCAAGCTGACGAGCGGCGTCAATTCGATGGTGAACGCTTTCACCAGCTGGTTCCCGCGCATCGGTCAGGCGGCGAAGAGCGCGATGAACATCGTGCGCGACACCATCAGCGGCGTGCAGGGCCGTTTCGGCTCGCTGGCGAACGCCGCCCAGACGGCGTTCACGCGCATCGCCTCGGGTGCTACCAAGGTGGCCGGCAAGGCCATCACGGGCATGGGCAAGGGGTTGTCGGCGGTGAGCCGTGGATTCGGGTCGCTTGGCCGCGTCGCCGGGTCGCTTGGTGTGACGGGCGCGTTGATGACCGGCATCACCTCGGGCATCATGACCTTGTGGAACACGAACCCGGAGGATTTGGGCGACACGTTGCAGAATGCGTTCACCAAGCTGAGCGACGGCATGGCGAAGGCGCAGACCCAGTTGCCCGCCATCGCGAGCGCGTTGAGCGCCAGCCTGCCGCAGCTCGTGTCCACCGTGGTGGACATGCTGCCCGGTCTCGTGTCCGCCATCGGACAGGTTGGTGCCACGTTGGGCACCGCCCTGTTGGACAATATGCCCGCGCTCCTTCAGGCGTTCACGAGCATGTTCGACGGACTCGTGCAGCAGATTCCGGCCGTCCTCCCCGGTTTCATCAGCGGGTTCACCCAGTTGGTCGGCATGATTGCCGCGAACATTCCCGGCATGATGTCCTCGTTGGCGACCGCGTTCGCGCTCGGCTTGCAGTCCTTGGGTCAGGCGCTTCCCGCGTCCGCATCCTCGTTGGCGTCGGGTTTCGGCACGATGTTCATGCAGTTGTCGCAGCTCATCCCGCAGTACACGAGCCTGCTCGCTCAGGCGATTCCCACGCTGGTGAACGGCTTGGCGCAGGCCATCACGACCACCGCGCCCCTGCTGATGACGGGCGTGAGCACGCTCATCACGAGCATCGTCGGCCAGTTGCCGACCCTCCTGCCGGTCATCATCCAAGGCGTGCTGACGCTCATCAATGCGGTCGTCGCCCAGTTGCCGACGCTCATCACGACCATCATTGCGCTCATCCCCCAGTTGCTGACGAGCATCGTGAACGCGATTGTCGCATCCGTGCCGGTCATCGTGAACGGCCTGACGCAGATGATGAGCACGCTGGTCGCCCAGTTGCCGACACTGTTGCAGACCATCATCGCGGCACTTCCCTCCCTGCTCACGCAGGTGGCGACCGCCATCGCGAACGCCGTGCCCATCATCGTCAGCGGCGTCGTCACACTCCTGTCGAATCTGGTGGCCCAGTTGCCGAGCCTGTTCCAAGCGGTCATCAGCGCAATACCCGGCCTCATCATGAACTTGGCCGATGCGGTCATCAGCAACGCGCCCACCATCATCAGCGGATTCGGCAACGCCATCATCCAGTTGGCGAGCGCCCTGCCCGGCCTGTTCGCGTCCGTCGTCGGTATGATTCCGGGCATCATCGTGAGCATCGCAAGCGGGTTCGCTGACTTGGGCGGCAGGATTCTCGGCTACATCCAAGACATTCCGGGCAAAATCAAGGGCGTGTTCAGCGGAGCCGGGTCGTGGCTGGTGAACGCGGGTTCGGCCATCATCAACGGCTTCCTCAACGGGTTGAAATCCGCGTGGAACGGCGTGACTGGCTTCATCAGTGGTATCGGTGACTGGATTGCCGAGCATAAGGGCCCGTTGTCCTACGACCGTCGCCTGCTGATTCCCGCGGGCAAGGCCATCATGGGCGGCCTGTCCGAAGGCTTGTCGGACTCGTTCCGTCGTGAGGTGCAGCCGGTCATCCGGCAGGTGAACCGTGAACTGGAAGGCGGGTTCGACGCGCAGCCGAACATCCGCCTGCGCGCGTCGAACGGCATCCGACGTACTTCGGGTGCCGCCTACTCGCAGGACGCGCGCCCGCAGTATACTGGTGTCACCATCGAGCATGTGTCGGCCAGCCCGTTGAGCGACGTTGACCTCGTGGCCCGCAGGTTCGGCTATTCGCTGAACCGTCAGATGATTGGAGCAGTGCGACCGTGATAACAGCCAAGTTGGAAGACCTTGAATTCCGCGGCGACCATAATCCGGACGGTCTTGTTCTCACCGTATTGGAGGGTTGGGATGACCTGCCGGACGCGAAGTCGGAGCAGGATGCTTGGAGCACGGAGAACGGCAACGCGACACCGGGCCGCACCCTGTATGATGGCCGGAGCATCACGTTGGAAGGCTATTATGAGTCCGGGTCGAGCGCCAGCACCGAGCTGATGATGCGTCGCCTGCGCGGTTTGGCCGGACGGATGCTCACCCTCCAAGTGGACAAGGGCAACGGTTTCCTGCACGCGCCGGTCGAACTGCGCGGCATCACCATCGATGAGGCCCGCTACCGCGGCAAAGCCTCGTTCCAGCTTTCCCTCCTGTCCCCGAGCGCCTTCCTGTATGGCGTCAGCCAGTCCGCGTCCACGCTGGCCGAGTCGGCGGGCGTTGGTATCGAAGACCCCATCGTGGAGAACCTTCAGGAGGGCGAGACGGGCAATCCGGGGCGTGTCGTCATCACCGGCTCCGGGTATGCGCCGACGAGCGTGAGCGTCACCGTGACCGGCGTGATGGAGGGCGTGCGCATCATCAACATGGAGTTGAACGGCATCGTGGAATTGTCCTATCCGATTCAGGAGGGTGACACGGTCACGTTCGACTATGACAACCGGCGTTGCGTCATCAACAACCAGTCGGACTTGACCGGCTATCTGAGCGTGGAGGAGTGGACGAACCCGACCGGCCAGTCCACGTTCCAATTCCGCCCGCTTGGCACGCATTCGGAGGATGCGATGATGACCGTCAACTGGATGGAGGCGTATCGATGAAAGCGTTCCTCGCGGACATGCTCACCGGGCGCAGGGTGTTGAACCTGCCGCATGACAGCGCCTCATGGACGCAGACCCTGAACGACACGGACAGCGTGACCGTCACCATCCCCTTGTATGCGGCGTCGCAGGATGCGGCGGCGGAACGGTTGGCGAACGACGCGCGTATCCTCGACCTGCGCAACACCGCCTCCTTGGGCAAGACCGTGCTGGTCGTGGAGGATGAGGGCAAGCTCGTCGGCGGGCCGATAATGGAACGCTCGTACGATAGTGCGACCAGCAGGCTCACGTTGACCGCCGCGGGCATGTGGTCGTATTTCGACCATCGCGTGCTGCTGCCGCCCGCCGCCGCGTCCAAACCGTTGGTCAAGGCGGATGGAACGCCCGACACGTCGTTGGACATGCACTGGTCGAAGGTGACGTGGAATACCATCGCCCGCAACATCGTGGAGCAGGCGATGAACTGGCCGAACGGGCATGTGCCCGTCGTGCTGGAGGAGCCTGAAACCGGTTCGAGCGAAGTCAACTACACGGCGGTCGATTTGAACATCGTGGGCGAAGTCCTGTCGAACATCACCGAACGCGAGAACGGCTGCGACATCATGTTCGTCTGCCAGCGACAGGAGGACGGCCTCGGCTTCGAATGGCGCATGGTCACGGGCCATCCGCTCATCCAAGCCGCGGAACACAAATTCAACGCGAACGCGCTCAACCCCGGCCTGACGGATTTGAACTCGTCGGAGACGGCGGACAGTCTCGCCACCCGCTGCTGGTTCAGCGCGGGCAAGTCGGACGACAAGGTGCTGGTCGCCTCAGCGTACTCCACGCTGCTTACGGACGCTGGCGCGCCCTGCTGGGATATGGTGAACTCGGAGCATAGCACGGTGAAAATCCTCCAAACGTTGCAGGATTACGCGACCGAGGCCGCGGGCGTCTACTATCTGCCCGTGAGCAGCACGGAGTGCAAGATTCACCGCGACTATCTGACGGGTATCGCCCGGCTTTCCTTGGCGAATCTGAACGTGGGCGACCTGATGACGTTCCGCACGACCGGCGACTGGTTCTTCGCGGACGGCGAGCATACGCGCCGCATCACCGCGTTGAGCGCATCCGAGGATGACAATTGGATTACGGTCACGTTGGGCGACGTGTTCAGCACCGTGACCATCGATGAGAGGGAGGCATGATGGCCGACTATCAGCCGACACCCGTGTATTTGGGCCCGCGCCCGGAAGGAGCGGACGAGCTTGAGGACGAGGACACCCCGGCCGAAGAGCCGGAGGTGGTGGTAAGGAAGAACCCGCCGAACAGTCAGAGCCGCATCCTCACCATCCTCAACGAGTACGGCAAACGCCTGCGCGAACTGGAACGCCCCTCGGGCACCCAGTTGATTCAGGCGGCGCAGCAGATTTACGAGGCGTTGAACAATCTCGACACGATGGTCGCCGCGTCCATCGTCAAACAATCCTATACGAGGTCGGAAATCGACGTGCGTCTCGCCCAATGGCGTTGGGGCACGCTGGCTCCCGACAACGGCGGCACGGGCATCCAGAACGCCTACAACAACCTGTTCACGGTCGGCCCGTGGCGCGCCGTATGGGTGTTGTCGGACGGCACGATGGGCACCAGCCAATCCTCGCGCACCGTGAAGACCGACATCACGGACGCGGACGAGTTCATCGACGTGTCAGACTTGCGGAAGGTGAAATGGTGCGTCTACCGGTTCATAGAGGACATGAACCTGAACTTGGACGACAGCACGCCGCGTTTGGGCATGATTGCCGAGGAACTGGATGATAATGGGCTTGGCTGGCTGGTAGAATATGATGAGGACACGTTGAAACCGGTCGGCATCAGCTATCCGATGCTCGGCGTCGCCGCGTTGCGGTTGGCGCAGGATGCGGAGGACAGGTGCGATGCTTTGGAGCGGCGTGTGAAGGAGCTTGAGCAGGCATTGGAGGCCAAAGAATGACGTTGAGCAATTCGATTTTCGCCGTGTCGGGTGCGGCCACGTTCCTTGACGCGCGCAAGGACATGTCGAACCTGTTCGCCTGCGACACTTCGTTGAAACCGCATCCGGGACTGCTGACCGTGGGTGGCAGTTCGGCGGCGAACGGCAACGTGGTGGTCGGCATGAGCAATCGCATGGCCGTGACCGTGCGCCCGTTCCAAGCCGTATTGAACCGTTTGGGCGCGCTGCTCATCATGAACGATGGCGACGTGGTCGTATCGTTGCAGGCGGCACCGTCCGCGAACTCGCGTATCGACGTGGTGTATGTGAAGCAGCGTGAGAGGCGTGCCCCGATTTCCGATTCGGCGGATGGGCCCATCATCGGCGTGGTGACGGGTACGGCGAATCTGACGCCGGTCGCCCCGCAGGTGCCGGATGGCGCGGTCGCGTTGGCTCAGGTGAAGGTGCCTTCCGGTGTGACGAACACGACCGCTTCGGGCGTGGTCATCACTCAGGTGTATCCGTTCGCGGCGACGCGCGGCGAGGAGCTGCGGTTCCGTTCGAAGGGTGACATGGACAGGTTCGCCGCGTTGGATGGCACTAAGGCGGTCACGTTGTCCGATAATGCGCATTATGTCAGGAACGGCGGCAAGTGGGAGGCTGTGCCGGAAGACCGCTGGTATAGGTTTGATTTGAAGTTTGAAAACACATCATCGTTCGCTCCGATTGCGTACGGTGGAGGAAGCAGTATTTTCTGGAACCCGAAACTTCGGTTAATCAGCGTACGGCTGGCTTCGTTCGTTTCCCATGTTAGCGTAAGTACCTTCGCCGTGTACCAGCCAAGCGCAGGGAAGTTCGGTGTATCGGACAACATCAGTCTAGGACAGGCGGAGTTTCAGAACTTCACCGGTCGAGGCGCTGAGTTGACTTTGAACGGTGGTTACAAAGGCTCAATCTCGGTCGGCCCGCAAATGTCGGCCAATGACGTGTTCCGTCCGCTGGGAAGTTTCGTTGTCCCGATTCCGAGTAATGTCACGGTGCGGGCGGAAGGTGGAATCCCGCTGTAATCGAATCAGTACTGCCTCTGCGCATTATCGTCCTGATGGTAGAATGGTGATTGTGAGAATGAGAACCATTATCAGTACGATAGCCGCCAGCCTGAGCCTACTTATGCTCGCGCTCATCACGAGCGTCGAACTCCTCTACCTGAGCGGCCTGTACGAGATGATACTTCTCATCCTCCGACTCCTATGCGCATAGAGAGGATAAAGAATGGCATATCAGGACATCACCAATTACAATTCGCCCAACTACACGTCGGGACGACCCTACGGCATCCATTTCATCGTCATCCACTGGTGGGACGACCCGAGCAAGCATCCCACGTTCGAAGGCACCATCAGCACCCTGTGCAATCCGAACCGTGGCGCGTCCGCCCACTATATCGCGGAGGCCGGTCGTGTCGCCTGCATCGTTGACCCTGACGACCGCGCGTGGCACGCGGGCGACGGTGTGGGCGTCGGGTCGAAGGGCAACGACAAGGGCATCGGCATCGAATGCAATCCGCGCCAGTCGGACGGCGACTATCAGACCATCGCGGAACTCATCCGCGACCTGCGCAGCGTGTACGGCGACCTGCCGCTCATCCACCATCGCGACTGTTCGGCCACCACCTGCCCCGGCACCTACGACCTGAACCGTCTCGACCGTCTTGCCCGCGGCCTGTCTGACACGCCGTCCACTCCGCCATCCCAGCCCGCCACCTCGGGCTCCACCAAGCTCGAACTGGACGGCTCGTGGGGCCCACTGACCATGCGGCGCGCTCAGGAGCTGGCCGGAACGAAGGTGGATGGCGTCATGAGCGGGCAGATTCAGGGCCCGCATAATGCGAACATCTACGCGGCCGAATGGGGTACGGAGGGTTCCGACTGGGTGGAGTGGGCGTCGAAGAAGCTCGGCATCACCGACCGTCCGCGCAACGCCGGGCCTCAGTTCATCGCCGCGTTCCTCACGGAGATGAACGGACAGGTCGGCAACGGCGTCATCGACCCCGCACCCTCGCAGGCGGTACGCGAGTTCCAGCGGCGCATGAACGAAGGCTACATTTTCCGCTGATGAACGTGGAGCCTTGGATTGTCACGTTGATTACCGCCGTCATGTCCAGTGGCGTCGTGGCGGCGGTCGTCAACCATTTCAGCACGCGCAAAGGCAGGTTGGCTCAGGCGTTCAACGAGCTGGCCGACGCCCAGTTGCGCATGCAACAGGAACTGGATTCGCTTCGGTCGGAGAACACGACCATCCGCAGGGACATGCGGGAGGCGGAACTCAAGGATGACGAGAAGACACGGTATATCCGCGAACTGTTCCACTGGCTCGCGAAACTGTGCGGCGTCATCGACCCGGATTGGCTTTCGGATAATCCGAAACCCAGTCTTCCCGAAACCATCAGGGGCGACATCGCCCTCAAGACTAAGAACATGGAGGAACTATGATGTTGTTGGACAAGCATTTCTGGATGGACGCCGTGGAGCGCATGGTGAAGACCGTGTGCGAGGTGGCGCTCGCATTGATTGGCACGGGCATGGTGGGCATCATGGACGTGGATTGGCTTAACCTGCTGTCCGTGTGCGCGATGGCCGCACTGGTGAGCGTGCTGACGAGCGTGGCCTCGTCCATCAAGACGGACACGGTGTCGGGCGCGTCGCTCGTGTCGAACCGCGCCACGGACGTGGAGCCGCTGGAGGACGTTGAACAGTCCACGTTGGATGAGGTGGCCGAGAAGCTCGCCTCGTGATATACTGAAGGCTGGAACATTGATTCTCCTTGTGTTCCAGTGTGGTGATACGGAAACCCCCGGATTCAGAGCGTTCCCTTCCTTGGCTCTGAGACTCCGGGGGTTTCGTCTTTACGCTTTGAACGTCTCGTAGGGGACGGTGGGGCCGTCCTGCCCCTGATAGTGTCCGCCTTCACCGTATTGGCGTCTGGGTACTCCGGTCAACGTCTGGAAGCACAATTGCCCTATCGGCATCCCCTTGGTGAGGTGGATGGGATAGTCGGTGACGTTGACGAGTTCGACGGTGATGGTGCCGCTGAAACCGGGGTCGATGAACCCGGCGGTCACATGCGTCATCAGCCCGTATCGTCCGAGCGTGCTTTTCCCTTCGAACCGTGCGCACAGGTTCTTCGGAACGGTGATATGTTCGACGGTGGAGGCGAGGCACATGCTGTGCGGTTCCAACGACCACACGTGGTCGAACGTGACCTCCTTGGGTCGGATGCCATGATTTCCGGTGCCGTCGTAGGGTTGGATGAACGGGTTGCGTCCGATGGTTTCGTTGATGATGACGCTGTTCGACAGGTGCAGGTCGTAGGATGCTGGTTGCAGGTATTTCCTGTCGAAGGGGAGGATGGCGTCCAATTCGTAGGCCAGCCATTCGATGTCCCTGTCGTAGAGGATGCCGCATTCGCTCATGATTCCTCCATGATTTCGAAGGTTTCGCATTTGTCCACGATTGTCTTACCGATATGACGGTTCCAATCGTCAATTCTCACAATCGCCCCGCACGTGCATTGGACGTGCGTGCCGAAGCTCAACATGCGGAGGATGTGATGCAGGGAGATGCTCATCGTGGCGTCATCAATCAGTTTCGCCCGTACTGCCGTGCTTCTCATTTCAGGTTCCACTCCTTTTCCGTGTTGATTATCGCGTCGGCCATCTCCTCGCAGACATGCCTGTGATGTTCGAGCGGCGTGTCGCTCTCGTGTCCGCATGGGCAGTAGACCTTCCCGTCCTTCGTGGTTACGTCGTCCCACGCCCACGGGTGGAGGACGAGTATCCGGGCGATGAGGCAGCGCAGGTATTCGATTCCGCGCTCGCCGTTCGCCATCGCCCACAGCCTGTTCGACACATGCCTGCGATGCTGCTCCTCATCCTCGAACCTGAGTCCGCACTCGCATACGACGCACGTAGAACGTATCTCATGTATCCGATGCTCGGCCAGTATCCGTCCGATGTCATTCCTGTCCATCGCACTCCTCCTTGATTATCTCGTCCAGTCGTTTGCGGCCTACGACGACCTCGTAGAGCCGACGCTGATAGGGCGTGTCCATGATATACACATGCTGTTCACGGTCGGGCCACGGCGTGCCGCGCCGCACCAATCGACGTTCCGCCTGCGCGTACTCCGCGTACGTCCACGGCAGGTCAAGCCACACCTGACGGTGCATCATATGCTGCAACCCGTCCACGCCCGTGCCGGATGACGCCGGGTTGGCCATGACCAGTTTGTAGGGGCGTCGCGCCTGCTGAGGGAGGGCCATGTACTCTTTCACGTCGATGGCGTCGTGCCCGTAGCGGGCTTTGATGAGGCTGGGGATTACCTTGTAGCGCGACCATACGAGCAACGGGTCGTCACCCAACAGTCCTTCCAACGCTTCGATTTTGCTGGGGATGCCGTTCGGGTTGAAGACGTCCAGCCCGTCGTCATCCGTATGGTAGGCGAACCCGTCGTCCAACTGGCCGAGCTTCCCGGCGAGCATGGTCGCGTCCTTCGCGTACACGTCGTCGTTGAGGACGCCGCTCTTCCTCCAATCATCCAACGCCTCCCGCTCGGTGTCGGTCATGATGACCGGCACCCATTTCGGCGCGGGGAGGCTGAGCGGATTGTTTCGGTATGGGAGCACGAGGTCGGCCAACGCGGCGGTGCAGGCGTTCACATGCTGCTCATCGTACTCCCATTTGGTTACGGGCATACCGCGAAGCCACATGGTGCGGCCCTTGCCGTAGTGGGCGCGGAACCGGCCCAACGTCTTCCACTCCTCCCCGAGTTTGCGCGCGCGTTCCCTCGCGTTCGGGTAGAGGACGCACGTCTGACCGTACAAATCCTCAAGGTCGCGGGGCGCGGGGGTGCCGGTCATCATGAGCACGTTGCGCGCGTACTGGCTGAGATTCCGGCATCTACTATGCCTGTTGGAGCGCGTGCTTTTCACGTAATGGGATTCGTCCAACACGAGGCTGAACCGGTCGGGTGTCTCGCGTATCTTGTCCAACTGGTTGTACGAGCAGACGAGCCATTTCACATCCTCCGGCCATCCTCCGGTCTTGTAGTCATCGATGGTGATGGCCGTGTTCTCCGGGTCGTACTCCTTGAGCTGGGGCAGCCACGCGGTGCGGACGACGCTCGCCGGGCAGGCGACGAGCACGTGCGCCACGTTGCCCAATAGGTCGATGGAGCGTTTGGTTTTGCCGGTTCCGGGTTCATCGAAGATGAACGCGCGGAGTCCTGTGGTTTCGCGTATCATCCGTTCACCCACTTTCTGCCGAGTTGCGCGGTGAGTCCGCGTAGTGCGGGGAGGCTCATCGTGTATCCGGCTTCGATTTTCCTCATGATTTTCCTTGGTTGGGCTTCGAGCCAGTGGAAGCCGATGCGGTTGTAGTTGCGGTAGTTGGGGCCGATGTACCACCAGTCGTGGTAGTCGTTTTCCGACTCTTCGGGTGTGGCGTCGTATTGTTCGAGTTCGTCGCGGCTGTAGATGCGGCAGAGTTCGGGTGGTTTGCCGTCGCCTACGGGGTGCCAGCTGGTGTCGAACATGTCCTGCCTGCCGCGCCCGAACGCGCATCGTACTTCGCTCCCGTGCCTGTCCATGCCTACCACGTCGATGGTGTAGGCTTGTTCGGTGACTTGGAGGCGGATTTCGTTGACGATGATGAGATGCTGGTAGAGTTGCGCGTCCACGTATCGGAGGAAGTCCCCCTCCGCGAGGCAGAGGGGGTTCCTGTTGACGTGGTATTCGCGCCTGTCCATCAAGTCCATGCGCGAGGCTCCTGTCAGTAGTATTTCTTTTCGTCTTCGGGCAGGTCTTCGGGCGTGGGGCGTCGGTTCACGTGCCGCGCGTTGTTGCGCACGTTGTTGATGCCTTTGATGAGGCCGATGATGGCTACGATGGCGAAGACGACCGCGAAGATGAGGATTGCGGTGATGATGGTGTAGACGAGCAGGCTGAGCATGTCCACGATGGTGAATGCGGTGATGGGGGTCATTGTTGTTTCTCCTTGGTGATGCTGAGTGTCGTGGTTTCCTTTTCGACGGTGTAGTCGCCTACGAGGTCGGTGAGGTTGTGGTCTTTGACCAGATTAGCCCAGTTTGTCGTGCGGCGCAAGCTGGTGCGGAGTGTCGCCTTACGTCCATACGAGGTGGGGGTGAAGCCCGGATGCGCGGCCATCCACTCCATCAGCTCCGCCTTCAGCTCGTCCGCCTTGTCCTTCGCCCCGAGATACGCGGCGAGCAGGGCGTCGCCTTTCATGAGGCCGGGGGTCGGTGTGTCGGCGGGGGCGGTGATTTCAGCCACGAGACGGCGGATGTCGTCCTCGGTGAATGCCGGGTCGGTCACGTCCGTGGTCTGCATATGCTCGTTAATCCACTGTTCGATATAGGCGGGGCTGAGGCTCATCCAGTCGCGTGGACGCTGCGCGTACACGATGACGCACTCCTTCGCCCCGGCCAGCAGTCGCTCCACGTTCGCCTGCACCCGGTAGGCGTCGCGCATCCGCGAATCCACGAACGCGAACGCCGGGGCGGAACCGGTCTTGATTTCCACGGTGATAAGCTGACCGGTGCGGTCGCGCACGATGGCGTCGAAGCTCACATGGCAACCCAGCGAGTCGTCCGCGAGAATGGAATCGTCGTACCATGCGAGCGTGCCGTCCGGAATATCATCCCAGTGCGTGTTCGGCGGGCATGTCTTGTAACCGTTGACGAGCGCCCACTGCTTCGCAATGTAAGGCTCCCAGAGCGAGCCGAACGTGAGCGCGTTCCTCACATGCTCGTTATCCGGTGGGGGGGTCAGCTCATGGTAGGCGTGCCACCTGCCCAACGTGCTGGCTCCCGGCGTCCTGTCGCGTGCGGCCAGCCACTCGTCCTTCGACGGGTAGACCGTGTACGTTCTCATTGTTCTCCTTTACCGTAGACGACGTAGGCGTGCGGCATCCTATCATCGTCGTAATCCTTGAGGAACAACCGGACGCCCTCCAAGCCGTAGACGACGGCGGCGGTCGCATGATGCGAGCCGATGAACCGGCATATCCTGTCCTGCTGTTCCGAAAGCGAACCCTTCCCGTCCTTCATTTCGATGAACAGGGTTCGACCGTGGGGGGTGATGGCCGTGATGTCCGGCCAGCCGTCAAGCGACTGGCTCATGGTCTTCACGGCCACGCACCCGCGTTCCTTCAATTCCTTGAGCATCCGGCGTTGGATGTTGTTCTCGCGCCTTGAGTCGGGGGGAGGGGGGATTATCATGCTTCCACGACCCGCATCATGACCGCCGTGCCGTCCTCGCGCGCCTCATAATCGCATTCGAACACGTACTCGGCTGGCACCAATTCCTGCCACTGGTAGTTGCGGTGTCGGATGCGGCTCGCCGCCTCCCACGCGCCCTTCACAGTCGCGTAGACGCCGTATTCCATCCATTCGCCGGGGTGGGCGGCCAGCTGCTGGGCCGCCCACCGCCATCCGTTGAACCTGTTGGCCATCAGAACTCCGGATTGTCCTCGTCCTCGTCCAAGTGGCCCTGCACGAACGCGCCGAACCGGTGGGGGGTCATCTCGTTCTCCTTGACTTCGACCAGCTGGACGCCGGTGAGGAAGTAGACGAGCTTGTCCTTGTCACGGTTGGAGCCGATTTTGAACGCCACGTTCGCCTTCGAACCGGAGCCGGGCTCGTTGTCCAACGTGAGGTCGTTGCCCTTGGCGTCCACGATGGAGATGGGGTAGCGGCTGCTCAGGTTGATGAGCCACATGTCCCTGTACGGCTGGGTGCCGTCGTTGAGGGTCACGTCGTCGCCGTCCGAGTATCGGAGGGATTCGCTGTTGGCGGGCACGCCGAGCTTCTTGGCCTCCGCGACCAGCGTGCGGTGTGTGTCCCCGTTCTTGGGGATGCCGAGCTGGAGCGAGTAGGAGGGGTCGATGCCGTGCGCCTTGCCAGCGTCGCTCACGTACTTGTCCTTGATGTGGATGAAGCCGATGGGGCCGTAGGATTCGATTTCGAGCATGATAATTGTCCTTTCCTAGAAGTTGACGGTGGGGGCGGGGGGGGTGTTGTTCTCGGACGCCTTAGCGCCGTCGTCGTCGTCCCCGCTTACGACGCCGAGGATTTTGGTCAGCGCGTAGCGCCGGTAGTAGGTTTCGTAGGAGCCGACCTTCTGCGGGTTGACTGCGGGGAACATGTACGTGTTCTCCACGCAGTCGGATGGCTTGTCCGTGTTGAACACGGTGACGGTCATGGTTTCCATCAACTGTCCGCCCATGCCGTCCGCTCCGCCTTCGACTAGCATGTCGCTCCGGCACGTCCACCCGAGGCCATGTTTTTCCATGAGGGGGAGGATGGTCTTCCACATGCTGTCGAGCGTCGTGTACTTGTAGTTGTATCCGTCGCTGTTCTTGCCGAGGATGGGGCACTCGCGCTGGAGGTTGGCTATGCGTTGCCAGACGGAGAGGGGGGTGTCACTCGTCGTCGTCATTGTCGTCCTCCTCCGGCTTGTCGAGGTCGAGGGTCTTGGCGTAGCGTTCGCGGTGCTTGTCGTAGGCGTCCATCAGAGTGTTGGCGCTGTCTCCGGCGAGTTCGCGCACGATGTCCAGTGCGGCCATGCCGTCGCTCATGGCTTCATCGAACGCGAGGTCGTAGGCGGCCATGCGCGCGCAGTGGTCGAGCAGCTCCCAGTCGCGGCACTCTTCGAACGGCGGGATGTCGATGAGGTTGCACATGTCCTCACGCAGTTCGTCCTCGGTGCCTACGTTATGGTTGCCTTCGCTCATATGGTCGAGCATGTGCATGGCGAGGTGCCCGCAGTCGTAGGAGCTGTACAGCGCCATCGCGGCCATGTAGTGCGCCTTGACGCCGAGCGAGTAGCTGTTCCAATCCTCGTTGCCTATGCGGCTGAGGTAGGTCTTCTTGTAGTCGATGTCCTCGGGCTGTTCGACGGCGATGGCGAAGTAGCGTTTCTTGGCCTTGGCCAACAGTTCGGGGAGCGTTTCGCCATTCTCCTTCATCAGCATCCATGAGATGATGCGGGGGAGCATGTCGGTGACACGGGTCTTGATGTCGTCGATGTAGCTGGCGACTTCCTTGGTGTTCTCCATTTGTTGTTTCCTTTCAATGTGGTGGGGGCGGCGGGGGTGCCGCCCCTTTGCCAACAATTACAATATTACTCGGTGACGCCCGCCGACGCAAGCGAGGCCACCGTCGGCGTGTCGCCCGCGGCGGGCAACGAGCGAAACTCGGACACGTTGCCGTTGTACGAGCCCCACGCCGCGTCACACGAACCCCACTCCGACGTGCGGCGCGGGCGCGACGGACGCCACAGCATGTTCGACACGCGGATGCCGCGGTGGAGGGACACGCCGCCCTGAATCCATTCGATACGGCCGTCATCGGTCAGCAGGGCGAACCGGCCCTGACCTTTCAGGTCGGTGGAATGGTCGGCGTCCCACGCGCGAATCGCGTTGCGCGAATCCGAGGAATACGGGCCATGCACATAGTCCCCGGCGACGCCGTTATGCGCCATGACGCCGCACGACACGCGGAACGGATGGCAGTTCGTGATGTTGATAGCGCCATGCGTGGCGATACGGAAGTGACCCAATACGGCCACATCCTCCAGTTCGTCATAATGGGTTCCGATGTAGCCGAGCATACGATTGCAGTCCACGAACTTGCGAACCTTGACGCTGTTCGTCTCCGGGTCATGCCATGCGATGCCCGCGCCGTCCGGGTTGCGGTCGGCCATTTGAGCCAGTTCGAGCATGGAGGGCATGACGCCCGGCTGGGCGGTGAAGATAACGCACATTGTAGTGTTCCTTTCAGGGTAGGGGGGGTAGGTCGGCCACCACAACCGACCTACCCCGGTTGGGAGATTGTTCAGGGGTAAGAGTTAGAAGTTTGCGAGGATGGCGTTGCGCGCCTTGAAGCGCACCCTGCTGTTGCCGAGGTTCGACGGTTCGAGGTCGATGCCGTGGTTCCGTGCGATACGCCGGTAGATGCGCATGACCTGTTCAGGCTTGTACATGTTCGGCATACGGTTGCGAATCGCGCGGCTTATGGTGCGCGCCTTGCGGTGCTGCCCGGTCAGCAGGTGGCGCGTATCGTAATCGACCTCGATACGCTGAACCACCGTGTCCGTGGCCGGGTTGACCACGAGCACGCGCCCGCCGTACACGCTCAACTTGCCGTCGATGATGCCGTGGTACACGTCGATGCGGGGGACGGGGGAGAACGAGTATATGACGCCGCCGCAATACCGGTCGTTCAGTCGGGCCTGGATCATCGCACGGCGTTCACGTTTCGCCCTCAGTTTCGCGTTGCGGTCGCGTTCCGCGATACGACGGTAGCGCTTCCAATGGCCGCGACGCGCCCGCTTGTCAGCCTTGATGTTGCCCAAGACGTGGTTGCGCATACGGCGGATGCGCTCCCGGCGTTCGGCCTCACGCTGGGCGCGCCGTTCCTCAAGCAACCGGCGTCGCTCCTCGCCCTTCATCATCCACATGGGCTTGCGGGTCAACTGTAGCGCGTACCGCTCGGATTCCTCCATAATGGCCTTGGAATCCAACGAGTGCAACGGGTTGTGCTGGAAGTAGCGCCACATGTGATGCGCCCAGCGTACCGCGTTGGCGAGGCGGGGGGCGGTATCCTTGTCCCAGCGTCCGAACGTGCGCAGTTCGATGGTCAGCATATGGCAGTCGTTGACCGCCGTGCGCTTACCCGAGTAGTCGCCGTGGATAAGCGGGCACCAGTACGAGCTTTCCGACGCGTTGTCATGCTCACGGCTCTCAAGCACGTGCCGCATGTTCAACTGTTCCCACGCCAACGTGCGCATGTCGTCGTTTTCGGTGAACGCCCTCAGCGCCCAATACCACCGGGAGGCGGTCTGCAACTTGGTGCGCCTCACGTGCATGTGTCCGCCCGAACGCCGCTGGCGGATGTCCGAGCTGATACCGGACACGACGTCGGTAAGCGCGTCAACGTCCGTCATGGTGAGCGGGTGCGTGTGGTATTCCAGTCCCGCGCCGCGCAACGAACCGTCGCGGCTGTACCCGGCCACGAGGTGGGAGGTTCGCAAGGCGTCATGCGCGTCCGTCTTGAGCGTGCCGTCCACTTCCAGTTCCAATCCGAACGTGAACGCGCTATCATACCACGGTTTGCCGTCATACGGGCCCTTGTAGTTGTCCTCATGCCAATGTTCGGGGCAGTAGCACGCCCACGAGTCGCCACGGTACGGGCGTGCGCAGTGGCGGTGAACGTATTGGTTGCACACTTCTCCGCGGTTCCATCCGGGATACTCGTATTCGCAGTAGAACGAGTCGCTTGAGCCGCTGTGGATGTGGTTGTGGCAGATTGGGCACCTCATACGGTTCTTGTCGGGCGCGTCGTCCGGGCTAATCAGGTGGCGAATCGTGTGCGCGTCGTGCCAATCGAACGGGTCTCCGTCCGTGTACGTGTTGCCGTCCGCGTCCCTGAACAGCACTAGGCAGTGTCCGTCGTCGTCCGCCCATATGTGCGTGGCGTCGGCCATTGCGGCGAGTTTTGCGGCCACCGTCTCCGGTTTGACGCCGTCGCTTTGCTCGAACAAGGTCAGCGCGCGTTCGATACCGGCCAAGTCTCCGATAATCTGCAGGTTCGACGCTGTTGTTTTCAGCACGTCGATAATCGACGTGGTTGTGGTTGGCATGGTAATCATCTCCCAGTGTAGTGGTGTGGTGTGTTGTGGTTCCTATGACAGCCGACCTTGCAGAGTTTTGCAAGGTCGGCGTGTCGCGTCAGAAACGGTAGCCCTTGTCCTCGGAAAACGCGGCGTTCCATGTGGCCGAGTCCACAATGGCGTCGCGGACAAAATCTACCAGGCCGTTCCAAACCTTGCGTATGGCGGCGATACCGTAGGCGATACCGTTGGCGTTCACCCTAGTGAACGTCCTGAAGTGCCGACCCGTCGTGGCGTTGAACAGGTAAGGCCGACCAACGATGACAATCGGGCCGTTATCCGGGTCAAGGTAGATAGCGGCCACCTTGGTGCCGTAGGAGTAGAGTTCGCGCACGGTATTTGTATTCGCAGTCGGCGGTAAGCACGTCGCCTTGACGAACGTACGCCTTACCGTGGAAACTCTTGTGGCCGTCGGCCATGTCGGGCACAAGTTCCGTCGTGGTGCCCCATGTAGTGTGGTAAGCCATTGTAATCATCTCCCGAGTGTTGTTGGTGGTGGTGTGTCGGCCTCCGTGGCCGATGACCCCAGTATGGCACACATTGCCGACCGATGCAAGTTCGGCGTGTCGTGATATCGATAACCATTCTCATTACTACGACACGCCGACTTGCATCCGTCCGCAAGGTGTGTGATAATGGATACATCCCGCAAGGGACACCACCACACACCACACATATGGGAGATGATTACAGTGCGTATCACCAAGAACGACGTGAGGTTGCTCACCAATGAGGCCGCCTACAATGGCGGCTACACCATTCCGCTGGCCGACGTTCTCGGACGCTACGTGGTCGGCGGCCTCAAGACAGTGACCGCCAAAATCGGGGACGCGCTCAATCAGGCCGAGTCCATCGCGGAACGCCTGGGCGAGAGCGGCGCGGCGCAGACGCTCGGCAGTTGGGCCAACGACGGCACTATCTACTACGACTTGGGCGACACTTGGGATAGCGAGGCCGACGCCATGCGGGTCGCGCGTGAACGTGGCGAATTGGCCATATGGGATAGCTGGGCCAACCGTGAGATTGTGACCGCCTAGCGACACGCCGACTTGCGCAGGCGCGCAAGGTTTGATAGACTGTAGACATAAGGCCGGAGACGGCACCACCACCACAAGCAAGGGAGATATCATGGCACCGAACGTTATCGCAAAGTACGACGGCCTAACGGTTACTTGCGGCGGACACACCATAGTCATTCATGACGCGCAAGGCGAGCCGGGATACTCGGTAGGCGTCATGTTGGACAAGGCGGTATTCGAGGAACTTCAGGCGATGTGCCGCATGGCCGTCCACTCGGTCGCGGGCATGGACACCGACCGCGCCTATATCGCGGCGGTGTTCATCGCGCGGCTGTTCGGCGGCGACGTGTATACGTCCTTCACGGAGACGCGGCAATGAGTCCCCGCGATATCATCGATGTGGTGGCCGCGGCGCTTGTCGTGGCCGCCCCGTTCATCCTCTGCCCGATACTCGGCGCGGCGCTCGGTTGGCTGTGACCGCGACACGCCGCGACACGCCGACTTGCGGGCGTCCGCAAGGTGTGATAGACTGTAACCACAAGGCCGGAAAGACCGGCCTTACACCACAACAAACAAGGGAGATACAATGAACACCGAGGTCTACGACAACTACCACGTGAGCGCCAGCCACATGACCGACACCATGCCCAGCGGCCTCACACTCTACACCGAGAGCATGCCCGGCAGTCAAATCGCCTACACACTCACGCTAGCCGACGGCCAAGGCCTCACATGGACTAGGGACACAACCCAAGACTGGACATGGACGGATAGAATCATCAACAACGCGGTACGCAACGAAACAGACCTAACCCGCCTCGGGCAGTTGCTCAACATGTACGGCATCGAATCCCATTGGTGCAACCACGTGCAGACACCGCCGGCCATCGAGGAAACAACCATGAACGTGGTTGTCCCCACCGCCTCAGGCAACAGACTCCCCGACCGCCTGCACATCATCAAGGAGAGCCCGCTCGGCCTCACATGGGTACACACCTACACCCTGACCGACCGCGTGCGCGCCACCGACAAGGACGCCGCCATGAAACTCATTGAGGACATGGAACAACAAAAATAACCCCGACCCACCCCCAGCCCGGTAAGGTATACGCCTTACCGGGCTTTATCCATACCCGAAAACGATAACGATAATCATTACCGATAGGGGGGTATCCGACGCCCCGAAAAACCGGGGCCTCACCCGCACGCCTACGCACTGCGTTGACGAGGGTCGCAAGGTTAAGCGCTTAGATTCGCGCGCCTTGTGCTATGATGGTGGTGGTGTTGCAGCACCGGCCGGGGTTCCCCCTTCTGTTACCCGGCGTTGTTGGCCGCGCGGTTGTTTTCCGTTCCTTTCTGACCGCGCGGCCTTTTCCTTTGCGGGCATGTTTTTGGCCAGTACATTCAGTACATTTCAGTACATTTTTAGGGCACTGCGAAAACCCTTACGGCAGTAGGCGTTTCGTCTTGCAGTGTCGTTGGGCACGTTTTGTACTTGGGCGTGTTTTGTGGTATACTTGTCTTAGACCTCGGGCGATGTGTGGTTTTTGGTCTTTCGGTTGTTGTCGCCCGAGGTTTTTTCATGCCCTCCTTGCGTCATGCGAATCTCGAAATCCAACAAAAAATAGTGACATCAAGTGTCGCAAATTGACATTGCAGTGCCATCCAAGGGCACTGTGAAAACCCTTACGGCAGTAGGCGTTTCGCCTTGCAGTGCCGTTCAGTGCCTTTTGCGCGCGGACATGTTTTGTGGTATACTTGCAGGTAAGGCCCCAGCCTCCTATTGGGATGTTTGTTCCTAGTTTCTTGTGTACTCTCTCTGGGGCCTTTTCTTATGCCCGAACGCATCCTATCGTGGGTTGACTCAAAACCTTTACATATTGCGCAATAGGAGCGTTCTTTCCATTCAAAAAAACGTACTTGTTCTGCGAAATGTTCTGCGAAATGTTCTGCGAAAACCCTTGCGGCAGTAGGGCTCTCCTTATATCAGAACTAAAAGAACAAAAAAAAGTCTAATCCTTTGAGAGTCAAAGATTGGTATGGCCTTCAATGTTCTGATTTTTGTTCTGTCATAGTTTTTAACATCCGCCGTTGCGAGCAGAGCGCGGTTGTGATAACATGAAACAGCAGGAGTACACGAGTAGAACCGAACAATGATTGGAGCAAACATGATTAGCATCCCAGCATCACTCGTAACGCCGATGTACGTCAACAAGTGCGTCGAATCAATGGCCGAAATCCACTCGCCGTCCAACCATAGCTTCTCCAATGGCCGCGGCGGATACGTCCTCTACGACAACAACATGGACGGCAAGGTGTACGCGCACCCCGGCTACTACAAGGCCATGTGGCTCGCACAGCACGGCGACATCCGCATCGGGGAGGACGGCGAACAGCTCTACATCCGGGTGTTCACCATCGACGGCCCCACCGAGAACTGGAAGCCGTTCGACAACGTGAGCGTCGAATTCAACATCCCCAAAGCCAAGCACGAGTATGGCTGGACGAACGCCGTCCGCTATGTCGCACAGCAGAACGGACTGGTTGTCAAACGGGGCATCCGCATCGGACGCCGCGCATGGTGGAACGACGGCGACGCCTACAATCAGCACATCGCCGCGCACAACGTTGACGACAAGTACGCCTTCGAAATGTACATCGACCCGAAGGACGTGCAGGCCGAACAGGTCGAACAGGCGCGGCGGTTCATGCAATGGCTGACCGCCGACCCACACTCCTACGAGAACCTTCAGGCCATGTGGGCCACCCCGTTCCTCGAAAGCTACAAGCACCTCGGCTACATCCTCTACGGCGAAGGCGGCAACGGCAAAGGCATCCTGTTGGAACGCGGCCTCATGAACCAGTTCAAGCGCGAGGCGCACGTCGTCAAAGCCTCGGCGCTCGCCAGCAACAGCAAATTCGAGGCCGGACAGGAAGTCACCCGACTGGCCGGGGCATGGTGGGCCATCGACCCCGAATCCGCCACCATCAGCGAACCCGTGTTCGAAACATTGAAAAGCATCTGCACCGGCTCCACGCTCACCGGACGCGCCATCGGACAGAACGCCATCACCATCAACAACCGTGCCACGCTCGTCATCGCAACCAACATGCCCGTCAGCACGCCGCGCACCAGCGCGTTCGACCGGCGCATCGCCGTCATCCGCATGGTGGACGGGCGCAAGCCGAGCGACTTCGCCCCGCTCTTGGAGTTCATCGACACGTACGGCGTCACCCCGTTCATCATCGCCTCCTGCCAGTTCTGGGAGAACGCGGTCAACAACCGTGACGACTGGAACGACCCGTGGACGGACGTGAGCGCCGGAAACGAACTCGACTTGGACGACATGGAGCAGTACATCGTGGACAAAATCATGGAGGACGGGAAAGTCCTCATCAGCGACATCCGCCACGAGTTCCACGTCGCCCGGATAAGCCGCGAAACCAAGGACAAGCTCGGACTGGAATCCATCGTCTCCAACGGCAAGCGCTATCTGACCGTGGGTGACCGCAACCGTTTCAACGCCTACGTGAACGAAGACGACTACAAGGACGACCAACCCGACGACTTCGAACAGGACGGCCAGCCGAACTACGACTACACGCCAATCGACACCATGCTCGCCAGCGAACCCAAGCCCCTCAGCCAGCCCGGCGAAGGCTACAGCATCGTGCCCGCAGGCCAGAGGAAAGACCAGCCCAAGGTCGCAATCAACTGGAAACGCAACTACGAGAACCACGTCGAAGGCGACCCCGCTAAGCCGCACGCCATCGTCCCCGACGAACGGCACATGGTCATCGACATGGACACGCCCAAGACCGGCGGCGAACACGGGTGGGACACGCTCAACCGCGAAGCAGGCCCCCTGCCGGAAACCTACACGGTACGCACCCCGCACAACGGCATCCACCTCTACTATCGCATCCCGACCCAGTGGCAGGGCCTCATGAAGAGCGCCAGCCACCAGCACGGGTTGAACGTGGACGTGAAGGCCGAAGCCAAAGGCTACGTGATAGGCGCAGGCACCCACACCGTTGACGGCGACTACACGCTCATCAACGACATGCCGGTGGCCGAAGCCACGCCCAAGATGATGCGCTGGCTGGCCGACCACGGGTATACGAGCGGACGCCCCACGCGCATCCTCAACCGTGACACGGACACGCGCAGCGGCGACCCGGACATGACCCCCGTGCCCGAGGGGATGCGCAACGACACGCTCTACCGGTGGGCGTTCGGACGCTACCACAACCATCCCGAGGAGCGCGACCGCGTGCGCGACGAACTCTTCCAGCGCGGACACGACAGCGGCCTCGCTGACACGGAACTCGAAACCATCTGGAACAGCGTGAAAGCCAACGCGTAAGGAGATACAATGAAAGCATTCGCATGGCTGAGATGCCATCTGCTCCACCGGCACGCCGTATGCCTGCTCGTGGACGGCAACCACTACTGGCGATACTGCAAGGACTGCGAAAGGACACTCGATGACCAAGGGAACCCGACAGGCCAGCGCATACGACGAGCTGGCCTCACGAGTGGGGAACGCGCTGAATGGGAGCGTGAAGCATGAGGAAACCGGACATCGACCTGATTGCCTACCTGCTCCTGTGGACGCTGACCACGGTGAGCATCTTCATCTGGATGATAACCCCATAACGCCCGACTACTACAAGAGCGAAGGCGTGGAAACCATCGACTATCTCCACGCCTTCCTCACCGAAGACGAGTTCAACGGTTTCTGCAAAGGCAACATCATCAAATACATAAGCCGCGCCAACCGGAAGAACGGCATCGAAGACATCCGCAAGGCGCGCGACTACATCGGCTATCTCATCGCCAGCATGAAAGGAGAATGGTCGTGAGCAAGGTCAGCGCGCGCGAACGGAAAGTGTTCGACCTCATCAGACAGGGAATGCCGGACAACACCATCACCCTGCTCACCGGCTACAGCCGCGCCGTCATCCAAGCCATGCGCAAAGACCTCGAACGCATGGAACAGGATGGCAAAATCACCTTCGAATGATATAATGGAACACAGTCAAGAGTAAGGAGTCCACGGCGATGAACCACGTCATCAAAATACGCAACCGGCGCATCACCGTGGACAACCCGACCCTCATCAAAGGATGCCGCAACACCGACGCCATCACCCTCGACACCGACGAGGAATGGAACGGGAAAACCATCACCGTATACGTCGGAAGCGAAGAACATCAAGTGAGGGCCATATACGACGGCACGCCAATGACCATCGACATCGACTTCCCGACAGGCTACCTTCCGGTAATGGTCAAAGGCGAAACGCAGGACGGCACAATCTACACCGAGCAGGCAAACCATGCGTTCAGAGTGAAGGCAGGAAAACAGTGAGCGACTTCAAACCGGTCAACCAGCCCATCGCGCCGCGAGCGCCGACCCGGGCGAGGAGTTCCCGTTCCTGCACACCATCACCGTAGTAGACCGCGTGGTCAGCGTGGACAAGCCGGAACTCGTGCAGAACAACATCCGCACCGAAACCGTCACGCTCGACTTGGACTCCGAGTGGGACGGATTGTCCTGCATCATCAACATCGGCAGCGGAAAAACCCCGACCTCGCTCATCTGGAGCGGCCAGCCGGTCATCATCCCCGCCGAACTCATGACCAACATTGGTACGCTCAACGTGAGCGTCGTCGGCTACGGCGAGAACGGGACTGTGCGTGCGGTCACGAAGAAGGCGGACGCCATGTTCGTCGTCGCTGCATCCGGCTACGTGGAAGACGACAATCCGGTGCCCGACCCGACGACGATTCTCGGACAGTTGACCGAAGCGGCGGACAGGGCGAATCAGGCCGCGCAAAATGCCGAGGATTCGACCATCGACAAGGTCAGTGTTACGATGCTGCCGACAGGTTCGGGCGCATCGGGTTCAGTGTCGGACAAAAAACATTATCTCTGAGTATTCCGAATGGCCCGCAAGGCCCGCAAGGCCCCAAGGGCGACCCCGGAGATTTGACGACGGTGGCGCACGATGACACGCTGACCGGCGACGGAACAAGCGGTACGCCGCTGGGAGTGACAAGTGGACTTTTATCATCAAAAAAGATTGAAGAAGGTTCAGACTGCAACGATATGGTTAGTCAAGGGACATTTTTAATACAAGGTAATTGTGATAACACGCCATATGGCTCAAGGAATGTCACAATGGAATTGATTGTGTATGAAATGGGAAGTGATGTATTCCAAGTTGCATATGTATTACGGGACGGATATTCTGTTATTAAAAGGATGTATGTAAGAACATATGGGCAAACTAATAAAACGTGGACATCATGGAGTAGGTTAGTTGACTCGGATTCTCTCAGTGCCATCGACTCCCGCTTGACAACGGCAGAGGCGAAAGTCCAAGCGCTTGAAGCGAAAACAACATACCAACCAGTCGCCAACGGAACGGACTTGCACACTCTTTTCAACGCAAGTGGCAGGTATTTGAAAGGGTGGGGAACCACAGTGGTAAACGCCCCCGATTCTATAACTAACGGCAAATCTTCGAAGTATATAGTCACGGTGGTATTCGACGGAATAGATGGATATATGCGCATCGACCCGATAGCCGGTGTTACGGATTCTTATTATTGCCGAAAAACAGGCGACACCATACGTTCTTGGTACAAGATTACAGCAACCGAAGTGGCCGCTTAGGAGGATGAATAATGTTTGACACCATGCAAACCATCATCAACAGTGGAGACTACGACCTATCCGACATCAGCGAGCGCATCAAGACCCTGTATGCGCTGGGCGAGCTATCCGATGAGGAAATGACCCAATTGCTCGATTCGGCGGCAGCCAACGCCAATCAGGACGCCATGCTTCCCGACATGTCGGAGCGTGTCGGCGCGTTGGAGACTCGCATCGCGGAGCTCGAAGAGCGTGTCGGCAAGCTCGAAGCGGGCGGCGTGGAGCCGGGCGAGCCCGAGGAGCCTGCGGACGAGTGGCCCGAATGGGTGCGCCCCACCAGCAAGGACACGCAGTACCATAAGGGCGACAAGGTGACGTTCAACGGGAAGCACTACATGTGCGTGAAGAACAACGTCAGCTCAAGCCCCGAAGAGGACTCGAAGAGATGGCAGCTCGTAGAATAGCAGGAATGGGCGGTGGAAACACCGCCCACAATCATTGTATAATGGTAGATACCCGACCCCATTAAGGAGAAAACCCGAAATGCACATGTTAACCCGAATGATGCGCATCCGCACCATCGACAACCCGCCCGCCGAAAACGGAGGAGACGACAAACATGAGCCCGGAACCCCAACACTGGCTGGAAACCAAGGCGCGGCTAACCTCACCCAAGAGCAAATCGACGCCATCATCGAACGCAAGCTCGCCAAGGAGCGCGAAAAGTCCGAAGCCGCGCGTAAGGCGCTCGAAGAGCAGCGCCGAGTGAACGAGGAGAACGAGAAGCGCATCAAGGAGGCCGAACAGAACGGCTACATGCGCGGCCAGCTCGACAGCAAACGACAGCGCATGGCCGAACAGTACGGCATCAGCATGGAGCTCCTCCCCGACACGGAGGAGAAGCTCGACACGTTCGAAAAGGAACTCAACGCCACCATCAACAGCAAGCGCAAGGTGACGCCGGTCAGCATCGACAAGAAGACCAGCGCACCCGACTGGATGGGCAACGTACACGCCTGATAGGAAAACAATGACGGAGACGACCGAACTCACACCCTTCTGCACCATCGAAGACACGGAAGCGTTCCTCAAACACCCGGTGCCCGCCGCATTGGAGGACTATGAGGAACGCAAACGCATGATGGCCAGCAACGTGCTCCGACTCCTCATGCAGAACGAGGGACGCGACGCGGACAGGGAGTATGAGGAAAACACGCTCATGCACGACATGCTCCGCGACACGGTGGCCGTCTCCGTCGCAATCGACATCCGCCGCGAACAGGCGACGCTCGACGCCGGACAGGATTTGAGCCCGTTCAGCAGCTTCACCCAAAGCGCGGGCGGCTACACGTTCACCGGCGAATGGCGAGGCAACGCGGAGGACGTGTTCACCGGCGA